CATCTTGCATCATTGCCCATTTCCCTTGCAATACTTCATTATCAGTTTCAATACTATTCTGACGATTCTTTGTATCCTGTAACCGACAGTCCCTTAATTCAAATCCTAACTGGGACGCATCAGCATACCGCTGACTAAATTCCTGGAAGGAAAAGGAACGATGCCTTAAAATCTGTCTTGCTATATCCCGTGTGGTGTCTATTTCCAAACATACGTTCACCATTTCAAGTGGTGACCAATGTTGGTTTTTGATAAGATAACGAACCAACTTTTCAGATGTTTCGTTACTATTTTGATTGGCAGGATTTGAGACTCTGGCCGCAAAAGCAACCTGTTCTAACAAATTCTTACCGTCTATACCCTGTGTGTATGATATCAATTTTACATTCATAACAAAATCTCCAATTCAAGTTTTTTTCCAATTAATAAATTCCATCTTTGCTCTAAGATTTACAAAGGTATGTTTACTTATGATATCTTGTATTTCATCTGGTGAGAAACCATTCAAAACCATATCATTAATATCTTTTTCGACAATCATTTCTGGCCATATTACCACGTTATAGTGTTCTTCAATGGCTTTGTCCATCTGCTTATGTAGTTCTTTGTTTCTTGGTTCATTGTCATATATCAAGACAATCTTAGATTTGTCAAAATGCTTAGATGCAGCCATTAAATTTGAATCGGCAGTCGCTACCGCATTCTCTAAGAACATGGAGTCAATAGGACCTTCCAGAACATATATCATCTCTTCCTTGTTGATCCTATCAGTACCAAATAACTTGTGGTTGTCCTTGTCTGTCTTTACGGTAATATACCTTAGTTTGGATTCACCCAATGCACGGCCCTGAAATGCCACAAGGTTCTTATCTTCATCATAGAATGGTATTATCAGTCTTGGGTCATCTTCTTTGAGTCCTTCTTTTTCAATCTGGAGTGAATCCACGAAACTCTTGAAATCTTCTGCAAAGTATAAATCCGAATGAAATCCCTCGGGTATTTTTCGTGACTTAACATACACTTTAGCATAATGTTCTTCTGGTAGAGACTGGACCGATGGGATGCCCAAAGACCTCTTAAATTTAGGTACTTCCGTGTGAAGTTCCTCGAAAGTCGGTTTGACGTAGTTATCACGGCCTTGCTCACCATTTTTATACCTCTCAAGTGCATATTCTTTAACTAGGGTTGAATCTACCTTTTCCAGGAAATTGTAAAAGGAAGTGGATGCACCACAATTGTGGCACATATAAAAGTAGTTGTTCTTTTTTTCATAAACATAACCACGAGCTTTGGTTTTGTTTTTTGTTGAGTCGCCACAAAGAGGACACCTGAAATTATACAGGTTATCCTTCTTTTGTGTGAATTTTTGAAGCTTCGGGGATACCCTTAGCAGAAAGGTTCTATCAATGAAAACGGACATAACAAAGGCTTGCGGAGTTTACGAGAAACTTGATTATACAGTATTTAAGTCAAAAAGGCGAGTATCTTTTCAAAATGTCCGGAAAGTATGCCGACTGTTGCAACCGCACCGGCAACCATCCACATGGTTTTTTCTCGGATTTTTTCCAGACCGGAAATCTTTTGGGCAAGTTCGGCATGTTGGTTACAGGATGCATCATACATTTCTTCCAGTTTTTCCACCAAACTTTCTCTAGTCTTGTCAAGGCAATCATGCATCTCTTTAACATCGACTTTTAGGTCATCCATTTTTTCACTAAGGTTCTCCACCTTGGTTTCAACGATGCCGATTCTTTCTACTGTGGTTGCCATTTGATTCTTTCTTATACACTGAAACTACTGCCGCAACCACAAGTGGATTTGGCATTTGGATTGGTTATAACAAACTGAGAACCTTGGATATCTTCTTTGTAGTCCACAGTTGCTCCTTGCAGATATTGCATACTCATGGCATCTATTAGTATCTTAGTTTTTTCAAGAGGTATTTCAAAATCGTCTTCGTTCATTATCTCATCGAATGTAAATCCGTAATTCATTCCACTACAGCCGCCGCCTTCAACGAATGTTCTTAAACATAAGTCTGGATTATCCTCTTCTGCGAAAAGGTCTAGAATTTTTGTTCTTGCTGATTCTGTTATTGTTATCATATTCTGAAACTTTCTCCGCATCCACAGCGGTCACGTTCATTGGGGTTTTTAAAATCGAATCCTTCATTGAGTCCACTTCGAACCCAATCCATTGTTAATCCTTTTAGATATACATCACTTTTTGCATCTACTAAAACTACAAAATCATTTTGTGCGTAATTAATTACACCACTATGCACCTCATACTTATCAACATACTCAATTGTATATGCCAATCCGCTGCAACCAGTAGTTTTTACGCCGAGTTTAATTCCAACACCTTTACCACGTTTATGCAGTTGTGAGTTAATTTGGTCACATGCTTTTTTAGTTAATGAGATCATGATTTAATAACCATTCTTTTCTTTTGAAGTCTGCCACAGCTGCCTTAATCGCATCTTCCGCAAGTATAGAGCAGTGAATCTTAACTGGTGGCAAGGCAAGTTCAGAAGCAATTTCGCTATTTTTAATTTGTCCCGCTTGGTCGGGTGTTTTCCCTTTGACCCATTCAGTAATAAGTGAACTTGATGCAATAGCCGAGCCACAACCATACGTCTTGAATTTAGCATCTGTAATAATTCCTTCCTCCACTTTAATTTGAAGCTTCATTACATCACCACATGCTGGTGCACCAACCATGCCGGTGCCAACTGTTGGATCGTCTTTATCTAGGGATCCAACATTTCGTGGGTTCTCATAGTGGTCGATTACCTTATCGGAATATGCCATTATTTTTTCACAGGAACTGGAGTGCCTTCTAGTTTTTTGTGTACTTTCATTTCTTTACAATTCTGTTTTGGTTTGCCAGCTTTGTCTTTAACAACTTGGCCTGCTTTGTCTTTAACATCAACACACACTTTAGTTGTTTCTGCTTGTACAAACATTGATAGGCATAGGCCTGTAACTAATAGTAATTTTTTCATTTTTCGTCCTTTTTAGTAAATTTCTCAGATGCTGTAAAACCTAAACCTGCAATTACAATGTACATCATTGAATCGTAAATTTTAGAATCTACGGTATGTCCATATAACATAGTGATGAAACCGGATGCACACATTACGAATGCTAATAGTGTGACAACTCTTTTACTGGAGATGGTGCCATTGACACCATCCGTTAACATACTTTTTAAGAATTCCATTTATTTAGATTTCTGGTTGGAAGGCTGGTGCTGGGGCAGGTTTGCCGCCAAATCCTGTGACAACTTGTGCTGCTGGTGCAAATGTTGATGGTGTTGTTGCACTTGACGTTGGTGTGCCAAATGTTGCATTGTTGCTTGGTGTAAATGTTGAAGGCGCATTTGGTGGTGGTCCTGAAACGGTTGGTGGTTTGTTTGCTGCATCTAGTGCCTTTGCTCTAAGGTCTTTATCGTTACCCGCTAGCATGATGCCAGATAGAGTACCAGTTAAGAAGGTTGCAATAGGAATAATCAACTCAAAAAACTTCTGGTCAATCGGTGAGATTGCGTTCAATGGTTGTGTTACAAAGATAATTGAATATAGAACAACAAAGACAATACCCGTCAATGTTAAAGCCAAACAAATACCGATGAAGAATTTCAGACGAGCCATTAATTGCTCTTCTGTGTACATGTTATTATTTTCCACAGTTAGCTCCTTGAGTTGGTGTAGTGCATTGTGTTGATGATGGTGTCGAAATTTTAGGTGTATCTGGACCTAATCTTGGATCACGTTGTCCTTTAAAGATATGTTCAGGACAAGTTCTTGTCACATCACATTTAGGCATCTTACAAAAGTCTTTATCCCAATTGTCGGGGTCTTGACAAGGATAACGGAATCTATCACCACCAAAGAAGGCTAATGATAGTGGTAGAATAAGTAGTGCAAGTCCTATGTATAATAGTTTTTTATCATTCATATTTTTTCCTTAATTACACCAGCTTTGTTTGGCATCACCATAATATTCACGAGCAAAGCCGTTGGCAATCAATGCTGCACGTAAACTCTGGCCGTTTAGAATGATATCGCCCAATACACGACCACCAAATTTATCCCAACCATATAAAATGACTTGTCGCTGTTGGCTGGCGTTAATGAGACCTTTAGTGAAAACGCTAGCGGATTCACCACGTTGCTTTTCGCTGTCGCATTGACCTCTAAATCCTTTTTCCGGAGTATCGACTCCGTAGACTCGTACCGCAAGTTCGGGCTTAAGGGGTGCAGGTAGAAAGGGTGCGGCGATAACAACCGTATCGCCATCCGTTACTCTGATAATTTGTGCGTCATAGGTAACGCCTTGTGGTGTCTTTTGAGCAAACACCAAACAAGGTATTAGTGCGAGTACTAATAAAAACTTTTTCATATTATACTCCGAAAACGTGTAGTGCATGTTCATAATGTTTGATGCGGTCATCTAGGCCAATTGTTCCGCCATTAATCTTTTTGGTTAAGGTTAATATATCACCTTTGTCTGCCCACTTATTTAAATCGTTTGTTTCCCAGAACCAACAGGCTGACTGTGCAGCACCTTCAAAGGTAGCAAGATAATCGGATGCTTCTTCTACTGTGATACCAAGACTGCCTGCAAAGAACGTATAGTTATCACGGCCGGTCAATTGAATTAGTCCACGACCACAAAACTTGTACCCATCACCAGAAGCTTCATTTCCATTACCCATACGTGATGCATAGATACGATTTGCAATTGCTTCCTGTTTGTTTGGTTTGTTTGCATACTCATTTGCAATATCATCATTTGGAAAGTACTTACCAAACAACTTGCGTAATGATGGAGCCTTATAATTCAAATTCTCTTTAAGGAATATAAAACCACCAGACTCATGTGAACATTGTGCTATGAAAGCCGCCATTCTCTGAGGTGTATTGATTTCGTAATCAGGTAATAAAACTGACAAGGCGTCATGCCAATGGTCAATGTATAGGTTCTTAGGAAGTAATTGTTTTAATTGTTCTTTTGTTAGTTCCATTTTCAGTCCTTATAATGTTATAGGTAACCATAATAAAGCACCTTGAGTCATCAATAGTACCGCAAGCAGGCCTAGGCCAATGCCAATCCAATACATTCGTTTATTTAATGTCAACATAGATGCAGCTAATATAACAATTGCAATTTGATAAAGTGCATTTGAATAAGTATACCAAGGACTACGCATTTGAGCAACTGCTCTTTCTGCTTCAATTCCTCTAGCCTTGGCCATTAAATCTTTTTTACCTTCTTTTGGTTCATTTTCATAACGATCAATCTTTGCTTTCATCACTTCCGCTTTTCTGGTGTCACGAGCTCTTACCGCATTATCATAAGCCATTTCAGCTAGTGATTGTTTAATACTTTTTGCTTGGTAGAATGACCAGACATTATTTGCTTCAATAGTATTTTCTAGAATTTGTGATGAATTGCCACCATCAAGTAATGATGTAATGGCTAAAAATGCGGCCAAGAATGTAATGATCCAACCAGTGCGTTCTTTTGTGATTTCTTGTTCTTCGGTCATTTTACACTTTCAAATATAATTTTTTGTTTTTGATACCATTCAATCCATGCATCAGTCTTAACTGCACATTCATAATAGGTGCCATAGTTCACGGTTATAGTTTTTGTAATGTCACTTAGCTTAGCATCATCTTCTATCTTTTGTAGTTGTGGACAAGTAGTCATTGCAACAACACCTGGTGATTCGGGAAACTTCATCGTAACAGGAACAGTAGTTGAACAACCAGTTGCTAAAAAAGCAAGTAGTATGAAAATTGCTAGTATGAATATTTTAATCAGATTCATTTTTCTTCAGAAAGTTTATTTACTTTAGTAACATAATTAATTGTATCTTTTGAAGGCGTTGATCCGGGTTTTCTCATTAAACCTTTTTCTTTTTCTTCACGTTTTTTGGCTTTTGCAATTTTATCTAAATTAACTTGTGATATTTTACCCCAAGGACCGTAACCTTCTCGGTGCATAACAAATTTAGTACTACCAGTCTTCTGTGTTGGAGTTGATTGTGCTGATGCTGCACGAATAGCAGCATAGTCAAGTGGCTTCTTTTTTTCTTCTGGTGATTTATGTGAAATGAACTGTTTGAATGTTTTCATTTTGGTGCCTCTGCTGCATCATTGATTGATTTTATGAACTCTTTCGGTATTTCACATTCTCCGCCAGAAGTAAATTTGGTATCATATTTGACCACTTCTCTATCAATGTATTTAACAATGTCTTGGCCACGGGTCTTAATCACTTGTGTCTTTGTAACAACTTTCTCCACAATCTTTATATTTTCTTCTTTTGATTGTGTTTCAGCAATTGCAACTTTTTCTTCCATTTCTTTGACTCTTGCTTCCCATGCATCATTATCATATATTGCACCAGACATGAATGTACCTATGACTATTGCTGCAATAGAACCAAGTTGTATTGGTGTTTTATAGATGTACAGAAATGGAATGAAACTAAGGAATCTAATTAGATATGAAGCGGCCAAACCAAAAATGCCGGATATTAACACGGCGTAGAAAATCCAATTAGGTAACCATTGCAATATCCACATATTACATATTTGGTTGTTTGCGTTTAACGAATGACATTACTGGATTTCTTTTTTTAGAAACACCAGGTTCTCCACCTGCACCGCCAGAACCAGCAATGTTTCCACCACCGACACTATTGGCTGGTGCGCCGGCCATACCATCTTCTTTGACACAACTGCCTTGTGCAAATTCTTGTGTGCCTTTTTTACGTTTGTATCCTGGCCAACAAGCTTCTACAAATTGTTTAAATGTTTGCATTAACAGTTCCACTTTCTCAGAGCTAAAGCTTTACGACTTGGTTCACCATTTGGTTTTTTCATTGCGCCTTGCATACCACCCATGCGAGCACAGAATGATTTTCTACGGTTTGCTGCTTTAGAACCTGGTTTTAGTTTAGATGGTTTTGTTGTGACAGCCATTGAGAGTTTTGAACCTGGATTTTCTCTGCGATATGAAGCGATGCCTTTACGGTTCAATCCGCCTTTAGGATCTTTACCCTCTTTACGTTGCCAAGCGGCAGATTCTTCTACTAATTTTTCATCACTTATACACTCTAGTTCTTTCCAAATTAATTCAGAATCAACGTTTAAATCACAAGCAAAATCTTCTACCATTTCCTCAATAACATCAAAGAGATATTCAACTGATTCGTTTTTGCTAGACATGTAACCAGCAGATGTTTCAATATAGTCTGCGGCTAATGTTACCTTAGATTGAACCCAAGCAGGTACCTGCATATTTGGATCTTTAACTACATCACGCATCATATTGATGGAACGTTCCATTTGATTCAATTGATTCATAATCATGCTGCCCTCATCATCCATCTCTTTACCCATGGCGATGGCAATATGGTTTTCGTCTATTTTGATGTATTCGTTGAATTTTTTCATATGTTTCTTAATATCTCTGCGACATTCATATCTAGTGGTAAATCGGATGATAATATAGTTTTTCCATTGATACCATAAACAAAATCAGGCATAATATCAAGATAGTCTAAAAAGGTCTTTAGAATATCATAATCACGTTCATCAGTCTTATAGAACAATATTCTTGCTGTAGCTTCAGGACCAAAAACATTATTCAATAAAATGATATGGTTCATTATCAATCGTTCTTTGAGAGATTTTGTTATCTTATATCTACGGAATAACCTTTTCAGGTATTTCGTTCTTTTGATATCTCCTTCAAATTCCGACATAATACAATGCGGTGATGTATAGCATTTCATAGCATACAACATAAAGTTTTCGTCATTCAAATCATCAAACATATTATAGAGGGGCCGAAGCCCCTTTTGTTAAGCGTCAGGTAAAGTAATATCGTCTGAACCATCACCTTTAACTTCGGAAATGGCAACTAACGTTTCATACTGAACACGACCTGCACGGCCGCCAGAACCAACTGTCTTTACGTTCCAACCAATGTGTGTTGCGTGTTCTGCACCACTAACACTTTGACTTAGACCACGACTTGCAATCGCTGTTGCACGTACACCAGCAACAATATCAAAGTATTGAGTTGCAGCACCTTGTGTTGTAAGGTCAATAACAACGTTGTTAGCTGCATAAGCGGCAGTTGCTGCTAATGAGAAACGATTGGCATCAACAGGCACAACATAATATGTGTTTGCGTTTGTAATACCACCAATGTTTGCAGAACCATTCCAGTTATAAACTAGAGCAGCACTATTTGCTTGGCCGTGTGCAGTATACATAACTACGTTATTTGCAACAATAACTGCAGCTATTGGAATAGTTAAAACTGGTTGTGCAACTGTAACTGCTGGAGTTGATGTGTAACCAACACCTGTGTTTGCGACTGTGATATTACTCACTTGGCCAGCAGCAATAGTAGCGGTGGCACTTGCACTATATGCACCAGCACTAGCTACAATAGAAACACCAGGTGCTTCAACATATCCAGAACCTTGATTTGACAATGAGATATCTACTACATTATCACCACCAGCAGCGGTTTCTGTAGCATCTACCATGAACAATCCAACAGTCATACCTTGTGTATATGCCTGGAATTGTGTATTACCATACAGCAATGCAACGTTTGCAGCTGTTGGTGCGGATGCAACTGGCGCATTTGTTGTTTGTACTGTATCAACAGCCCAATATGGTGCATTAGCTGCGTTATCGTTATTTCCCCAAGATGACATGTTATTCTCCTTTTAACCGTGGGTTATATTTACTATTTATCTTTTTCCAGAAATTGGTTTACGCATCTTCATCATAGGGTCGATTTCGATGGTATCTCGTTTTTCACCAGTCAAGGTGGTACCGCCTGTTAAGACTGCTGCGGCTTTAGGTTCCTCTAAATCTGCACTGACGTTTTGCATCTTTGGTTTCTTACCATAAGCTTCCTCTTTCACACCCTTCTTTTTGTAGATGGATTTAATGATACGAGCAGACTTAGACATTTGAATTAATTTCTTATTCTTATCTTTTGGTGCAACATCATCAGGATTATTTGCACCGTCATTAGGCATTGATGATGCGGCCTTTGGATCCTGATAGTTCTCATTTTTAGGCGTCAAAGCACGTTTGGCATTTTCTGCATTTCTTGCTGTTTCTTCTTCACGTTTCTTTTTGGCATTTTCTAATGCTCTCTGGAAACGGACCGCAGCAGATTGAGCTTCTGCAACAACTTCTTCATCATGTTCTACTGAATCACCCATGTAACGACCTTTACCATATCCACGGTCATTTCCATCATGAGTTGATGGGATTGGTTTTTGAGGACCAGAATTTGCCTTTTTCATCTCTGCTGATGTTCTATCACCAAGTCTTTTCAGGCCAGCATTACGAGCATTAAGTTTTGTAGTTGCTTGTTTATCTGAACCCATACTAGACATTACTTTAACTGCAGCATCCATTCTACTCTTAACAGCAGCTTTGTGGTATCCGTCTGTTGATACTTCATCAAGTTCTTCAACCGATTCAGTTGCTTTCACTTTTGCAATGGTATTACCAGATTTTCCAAACTTGTTAATTTTTGCTCTAGCTAAATTGATTCCTCGGTCTCTTTTGTTTGCTCTTACATTATCTTTTTTATCATCTTCGTAATCACCAGTATCTGTATCCCTATAACTACTATGTAACGCATCCATACGGTCACTTCTTGCTTTATTTACATATTTTCCAAGAGCTCTTTTTGATACTTCGTCTAATTCAATTTCTTCTTTGTTGTGTTTCTTTTTCAAATACTTGTCAACCTTACGGGCATATTCATCTTTTACTTCTTCGGCCACATTATGGTCTCTTTTCCATTTCAGGAATTGTCCCATCTTGGAATGTGCAACCATTTGGTTTTTAGTAACGTATTTTGGATTGATACCTCTAGAAGTCAAATATTGTTTTAAAGCAGCGTCTTCCGCAAGGTTTGCTTTTGCAGACCACGGATCGAAAGGATTGGTTCCAAAAGATGGTTTCTCAGCAACACCTTTTTTAACTACAGATTTTAATGTTTGTGCTTTGCTCATTATTGTGCCTTATTTGTTCATCATTTCTTTTTGAACTCTATCTAAAGATTTTTTAGCCAAGTACCTTGCGTGGTTCAATGGCTTTAAATCGTGTGTATCATTAATACTAGAGACAAAAGGTCCGTCTTCCTGACTGGTTGGTCCTTTTGCCTCAGTTACTTTTTTTCTTTGGCCTGTTCTGGTTTGTCTTTTTGTTTAGAACCACCATATGCAGAACCTTGTTTTACACCTGAACCACCATTTGGTTCTGGTTTACGAGGAGTTTTATAATCAAATGCGTTTTCCATGAATTGTTTCAAGGTTTTTCCTTGAACTTCTTCTTTTTGGAAATCTTTTGGAATTTTTCCTTGTTCTGGTTGATGGGCTGATAAATGTCCATAATAATGGTCATCTTTACCCGATTTCTTTCTTAATTTATCTACTTGTTTTGATGCACTATCAATTGTTTTATGTTTGCTTACTATTTTAAGTTTAGTATCACCAGGACCACTATTACGATAAACTCCATAGTGTCCTTTTGTATCTGTACCAAACATTCCTCTACTGGGTAAATCATTAATTCCACCCTCATTCACTGGTTTCTTAGCAGGCGCAGGCTTCTTTTTCTTGAAGGACGGATAAGGTGCTGTCTGCGTGAATGCGTTGGAGACCGGTCTCACACCTTTGTACTCCGCCTCTTGCATTTTTTTATTGTCTTTTTTAGCAACGTCTTTGATGCCTTCTTCAACAGTTTCTTCTTCTTTGACGGCTTTCTTTTCACCACGAAGAATTTTGAAATCGTGTGCATCAACTTTGTTGTTCTTATTTTTATCAATTAAATGTTGATTTCCTTTAAGTGCTTCTTGTTGTAAAATATCTTTTACTGCATCAGCAATAGGATCGTGTTTTCTTAGATTAATCATTTTATTTTCCTTTAGTAATGTTTGTTGCAGCTGCAGCCATAGTTTCACCTTTTGCTTCTGCGGCGCCGCCGTGGCCGAAATGTTTTTCTTTTTGTGCTTGGTCACTATACTCTTTAGCTTTGTCCATCAAGTGAGCCTTTTGGCGTTTGATTTCTTGAGCATCATGGTGTTCAGTTTCCGGTGTGGATTCTCTAACGAATTCTGTGAATCTTTTCATTTTTTCTTCTTCTTTATTGAACTAGAACCAAATTTATCTTTTGGATTTTCCATTGGTTCTTTATTTGTGGAACCACCCAAAACACCATAAACACCCATTTCAGAATCAGATGGATCATTAAACGATTCTCTATATGTTACATCGCCTAGACCAGACATAGGGTATACTGTACCCTGTTGGCGTGTATCAAATTCTGGTCCAACTGTTGTTATATTTCTCATACGTTGATTAACAGTTGGTGAATCCATAAAACGATTACGTTTTACTTTTTCTTTGTCTTTGGAGAAGTTGTTTTCTTTGGGAATTGGACTGATTTTGAGGCTGGGGCCTTCTTCGCTATAGGTTTTGAAGGTGTAACTTCCTCGCTTTTTGTTTCCGTCCCACTTGATGTTGTCGGCATTGGAGTCGCTGGCACGATTATCAGGGGTGGCGTCTCCTGGACCATCGGCTTTTGGACCGGTTCCGGTTGAGAGTCTTGGACCACCACTGGTTCGACTGGCTTTGTAACTTTCAAAAAATCTAGAATTTTTCTTAACATTTTCATTTTCCTTAAATAATGATGTGATACTAATTTTACCACGACTTTCCAACCAAGAGAACGCAATTTCGTTGTAATTTCTGTCCTCGATGAACCTATTTATTTTTTCGTAAGTATCAGTAATATCCTCTTGGATTTCTTCAAAGGATGAACTGTTATTGAACTCCATAAATTTAGAAAAATTCTGTTTATATGATTCTTTAGATGTTTGTGCAAGTTGCCACTTATCAAATCTAACAGATTCGGAAATTGATTTGGTCAGTTTTTCATTACGTTCTTTACTGGCCTCATTTGTTGTATCAACAAATACCAGTGCAACATCATAACCAAATTCTTCTAATTCTTCTCTAATGGTAATCATTCTGATGTGGTCATCAGCAGGACCATTAATGATTAGTGGCCCACGATTACGAATTGCTTCTCTACGATAGTCGGTTGTTTTTTCGGATAACTTCTGTTTGTCCATCAATAAGTCAAATGCTTGTACTGAATTCAATTCTACTGCTTTTGATTCTGCAATTGCTTCACGAATAATAATGTCTTTACCTGAACCTGGTCCACCCGTCACAAAGATTGCTTTGAATAGTCCACGATTGACTTCTTCATTCATGCCCATGCCTTTACGAACATCACGGAACAACTCTTTTGCATGTTTTTCTGGAACGTGTGGAGGAACACCTTGTCTAAAAGAATTGAAATCTCCACTCTTTGCATGGTCACGCATTTTAGATGCAGACATACCTTCTGCACCGTCAGCATCAGGGTCCCGTTGGCCGGCAGATTTAACTTCAATCTTTTTGAAATTGAAAAGTGATCCAGCTGCTGTTCCGTTGTATTGTTTTAACTTTTCTTGATATTCATTGACACGGTCTGAACCTGCAACCATAATCAAGTGGTCGTGTCCCATTTGATGTAATCTTGCGGCATGTTGTAGGAATGTTGGTTGTTCTTTGCTTGATGTTTCGATGTTTGTATCTGGAAAAAATCTCTTAGTGTGTTTTAATTTTGATTTAACATCCAACGGATTCTTCTTAGCGTCATTAGAATGTGAGATTATAACATGGTGTGGTGCTTTATAATCTTTTCCAATTTGTTTGACTTTATCAACCAATTTTTCATGGCCAGTTGTTGGTGGATTCATGCGACCAAAAGCCATCACCACAGGCTTGTGTGTTTTTGAATCCGATTCTAATTTTTCTAAGAATGATTTCATTTAATCTTTGTGTCCCAAAGTTTTCTTGAATTTAAACAAATCTTCATCTTTGTCCAAATCATATGTACTTTTATTTAAACCTGATTTACCATCAGGATGAAATGCAACTGTTCTAGCTGATTTATTACCCTTTTGTTTCTCTCTGATTCTCCAAGAACCTTTACCAGATATATTAGGTAGGCCATGGCCGGTTTCATCTTTTTTGCCTACACTATATGTACCATAACCACCAACCTGTAAAACGTGTACGTGGTGGTCTTGTAGATATGCGTGAGCTGGATCTAAATCTGGATGCTTAATTTCTATTGTCTTTGCACGACCAGATTCTGTTGTTGTGGCTTTATTCGGATTCTTAAAGTGTTTATTCATGTGAGCCAAAACTCCAGACTTCTCTATTTGTTTTGCATAGAGTGGTCTTTTTTCTCTGGCAGCATCACCGATATGCCAACCTTTTTCTTTGGTGTGGTGAATTGTTAATTGTCCCATGGCCGCAGTAACACCATCTTTTGTTTCACCATTCAACAATGAACCGGAAACAGTACCGTTATGTACAGTTTTCTTTTGTCTGTTTTCAACTGCAAAGTCTGTACCACCGGTGGAACCTGCACCTGAGAGATGATGTGGCATGATACCATGGTGTTTCAATCGATCAACAAACTTGGACTCATAATCATGTCCTTTGTTTGTTGGTGCTTCACCAGGTTTGTGCATTTTGGAAATAGGAATCAATTGATGATTTCCCGTTTCATCTTCAGCGTGTACATGAATTTTACCATTAATACGTTCAACACTTTTTAATTTAACTGAAGATCCGGCCGGTAAATCCTCATGTTCTGCTGCTAGTGTATGTGTAAATTCTTTTGAACCTAGGTGTGGAGTAACATATTTCTTTAGATGGTCTTCGCCTGCTACACCAGATGCAGTCATCTTACCACGACCTTCATTTAATAAAAAGATTTTAAAAGTATCCATCAAATATTCCTTATTCCAGCAAAGTTTCTACGAGAGAACTCTGCACGATTAACAAATTTATCAGATTCATTATTGTGATGAAATACGTAACCTTCTGGATTAGCATCTTCACCACCATGTTGGTGTTGAAATTGTTGATGTTGATTCATTGTATCAATCAATGCACCTTTTGCAGACTGTAGATGGCCATGCATTTTGAAAAGATTATTATAGTGTTTTTTATTACGTTCAACTTTACCAAGTTCATCTTTCAAATCTGCTTGTTTGGTTGTACGATTCTTTTCTGTTTTTAATTTATCAATATCTTTATTCTTTTTGGTTTCTAACCAACTCTTAAAATTCTGATGATTTGGTTGTTCACCTGTGCGGACAGTATGATTCATATATGTTTCTAGTGATCCACCAGCTCCATGATGATCGCTGGTACCAGCATACATGTCACCACCATGTGTATCATGCATTGCTTGTGCAGCTGCAAGATGACCATTGAATTTCTTTTGGTGTTGTGGACTGAAATGCACTTTTGATGTATCCATTCTAGGGTCAACTGAGTATACATCAGGATGTTTTGTAAACTTTTCATGGTTGACTTCATGTGATGCACTCAGACTTGCTGCATCGTCACCATGATAGGAAAGATGTGTAACAACACCAATTTTTGATTTTTTAACTTTGTTGGCCTCATCACCATGTGCGGTGTAGGTTAGACCAGAAGGATTTGGATGAAATGAATGTCCACCATTATCTTCTTTTTTCTTATCTTCTTTATCTGTGCCAAACATCATATCACCTTGATACACACCCTCTTTTGGTGCGACTTTAGGTAAATGTGTCAGTGCATCTTTTAATTTTGCGGCCAAACCAGGAGCATGGCCGTGATTAGCGTCAACGTCCTGTGGTGTGTAATTAATCTTAGGTGTTTTGTTGAAAGCAGACTTTGATGCAACAAAGAACTTACCAGTCTTTGGATGATGACCATAAACAAGGGCTGGTGAACCATCATATTTTGTGGTCAACTCAGATGATTTTTTACCAGACTTGATATGTTCACCTGCGGCTGTTAGGGAAGCAATAGCGTGTTTTGCACCTTTTTCACCTGTTTGTAGAGGGCGGTCTTCCACATGCGTCAAATGTTTAATCTGACGGCTAGCGCCTTCTTCAGGATCTTCTTGTTCGGTCAAAAAACTTTTGAAAGATATCATTGTTTACCTATTGAATTACAACACACTTTGGTTGACTGTAGGTTATTTATACAATTTTTTAACCAATATATTTAAATTTTTGAATTATTGGGTTGGATACATATCAGTCGTGCATATACTGGCCAGTTAAGGCCGTAACGCATCCAGTATTCATCATATCAAATTCCAATAATTTACTTGATGGAACGTTAATCATATGTGAATGTTCGGTGTCTAAACCTTTATTAAATAAGGCAAAATTCTTATGTATAATGTCAATATACTCATCAACCAACGAGAAACACCAAGAGTACAATCTGGTTTCCAGTACGTGAGTGGAACCATATGAGTTCTGTACATCCAGTGGCATCCAACTTTGTACTCTCTTTTTGAATACAAATTTACCAAAAGTATTGTCATAATCTTTTAGGTCAAATTCATCTAGTAGACCGACTCTGCCACCTAATTTAAACATTCGGCCTTCCATATTCTTAAAGTCATATTTCTCTTTTAGATGCATTATACTGTTTAAAATTAGGAAGTTTTCACCAAAACTTTTCAAACCATGGCGATTGATTTCTTGTGCAGAAGTATTCGTAGACATATCCAAAAAGATATCAACCTTAGATTTTATGACATCCAGTTTCCAATTTTCCAAAGGATGAACGGAACTATCTGTGAAAACAATCAAAGAATCTTTGGTTCTTCTACGAACACTATCAAACGTTTCTATTGTTTGTGTGTATCTATCTTCAAAATTGACGACACCAATATTAGGTTGAATACATGATGATACTATAAAAATGTTTTTCATTATTTAAAATTATTCAACGTTTCAACAACATGATTCAAGTCAGATTCAGTTAACCACCAACTAATAGGTACACAAGTTTGCGTTGCATCAAAACTGGTAACACCGGACAAATGGCCTTCTGCAAATTGTTTTGTAGAGTCGTACATATCATTTCTGAAATGAACTGGACTGCAAACAATACCATTCGTTTCTAGGTATTTTGTAAATTCTGCTTTTCTTCCATTAAGAATATGCATACTCAATAACCAGAATGAACAAGTTTCATCATACGTTGGCATAATCAAGTTTGGATTATTAACATTTTCAATTAAGAATTTTGCATTTCTTCTTTGTTGCAAAACAGATTCTCTTGCTTCTGGAATATTACATAAACCAATCGTAGCATTAATATCATTCATGTGATATTTGTAACCTGCTTTGGTGATGTTTTGTGTACATCTAAATGATTCTGATTTTGTTCTGTCTAAACCGAACCATCTGAGTACTCTGGCTTCATTTGCCTTTTCTTCATTAGGACAAATCAAAAGACCACCATCACCACTGGTTAGGAATTTAATTGCTTGTAGACTGTAACAAACATAATCACCACGTTCCGGTTTCGTTTCCAAGAAAGTATCCCATGTGTGTGCAGCATCTTCAATAACTGGTACACCAAATGATTTTAAGGTTTTGAAATCACAGATTTTTCCGGCCCAATTAACAGCAACAATTGCTTTGGTTTTTTCTGTGACAAGTTTTCTTGCCGATTCTGGATCCATAAGACCAGTAATTGGGTCAATATCCGCCCATCTGATTTTGGCATGACGGTGAATGATGCCAACTTGTGACGCAAAACAAGTTTGTGGAGTTGCAATTACTTCATCACCAGGTTCAACATCACATAGGTGCAAAGCCAAATCAATAGCAGATGTACAAGAGTTTAATGTAACTGGCCTAACATTGGTTTTCAATTCAGTTTGCAGTGCAGTTTCAAATTCTTCAACCTTTGTACCTTGGCCAATGAATCCAGACATTAGTACTTTGCCAACTTCTTCTGGTACCTGGTCTGACATTCTAACTTTAAATAACTGAATCATAATGATACTCCATCTTAATTATTTTACCATCATCTCCGGTAACTCTGAAACCAATTTTGTTGTAGACCGAAAAGGCCTTCATATTGGTTTTCAATACTTCCAACTTGATTGGTAAATTAAATGGTTCAGAATTTTTTACAAGATATTCAAAGAGTGTGTGACCATAACCTTTGCCTCTCTCTGAGTCAATCAAACCACCCGTCAATAACACAGCTCCATCTTCAACTCTTATGTAACCGTAGCCAATCATTTCACCAACAACACCATGATATACCTTATGTAAGAGATAAATCTTATTGGTTTCTTTATTAAGATTTTTATACCAATTTTGTTGTTGTTCATATGAAATTTCTGAAGTATTTCTTGTCATAAAATCTTTACAGTTATTTCTAATTTGTCTCATTCTTTCCGCTTCATTTTCTGTACTCACGGGAATTAAGAATATATCTTTCATATTATACCTCTTTATTAAAATCACTAAAAATAACAAATGGATCAAGTCCAAGTTGGTGGTCTGGAATTCTATGTAGTTCAAACAATTCCGGATGTTTGACGGAAGCTATCAACATTAATGTTTGGTCATCATCAACCATGCCATTACTTCCCAATAAGATAAGACTTTCTTTCATGTATTCTTCGAATTTTGGCCATGCAGTTTTTCCACCAACAATCTTTGCACCTAATATGTATACATCATTAGTCGAGATTATATCCTGTATGCCTTTGTTGTCATAGTCTTTATAATTGAACAGATGCATTTTATTAACATCGAAATCATATGACCATTTTTTACTTGCTGGTACCTTATCAGCAGTACGGCAATAACCAAAGTCTAACCAAGATACCAATTCGTTTGTCGCAAAATTATTTTTAATTGCAACATTAACAAAAAATGATTTTAAATAATTAACAACGACATAATGAGGATTCCAATATTCAGGATTTGCTCTTTGTGATGGATGAATCATCTTTTGAAAACTTTCATTACTCTGGATGTTGCCGATCTCCCCAATCAACTTGTCATACTTTTCAAAAATATCAAGCGAAATGAATTTTGTTGGCCTATCACCACGTAATGGTTGTAGTTTTTCAATTATATCTGGTGTAGAGAAAACAACCATTTCGTTTTCCATTTGAGCCATATGAGAAAAACGTTCAATGTATGTTTCGGTGGTTCTCTGTAGATATGCTGGCAGACCTTTATCGGGTGTCCAGTCACCACGGCCAATATCGTAAAAAGCAGTAACAATAGTAATATCACTCATCATGTTGTCCTAAAAGTAATTAATTCCTCAACACCATACTTATCATGGTAAAATTTCTTCAATACAGGATCCCTATCATATTGGTGTACAATATAATAAGGTTGGTCATCACCAGTTAACATTAATCCATCCCGAAAGATTGGATGTTTCTCTGTGATGAATGGTGCGAAATGTTCTTTCTCATCCGGTTTGTTTGTAACGTGTAGATTGCAACAGAAACCATCATTCAAACCACTAATGTAGGTACTACTAATGTATGGATACCAATTCATCAATACATTATATGCGGCTTGGTCTGCAACCCAATCTGCTCTATTTAAAGATAGTTGGTATAATAATGCACACATTCCAGAAACACTTGATGCTTTGCCGGCCAAGGTGCCGACATTCAATACTTCATATTCTTTAATATCTTCATAAAAATATTGACCAAAACATTTTAAAATGTTATCACGATTCCAATGTTCGTTTTTTATTTTGATACATTCTGATACTGCAACCAAATTTATATCATCAGAACGTTGTGTAATCTTATCTAACAAATAGTCCATAGGATCAAGTTGAAAAATTACATCACGCACATCTGTACTAACAACAAATCTATATTTGTCTAAGTTTCTTTTTAGGAAATCATAGATGTGCATGAATCGTTCCATATGAAACATTGTACCAGATTGTGACTTGGCCGGAATAGCAATAAATCCGGCCTGTGTAATTTTGTTAAGTGTTTCTTGTGATGCATCAATCGCAATCAGAACTTTGTCACCCTTGAATGTTGTTTGATTGATTGATTCAATCCAAGGTTTGACTTGTTCGTAGTTATAGTTTTTAAATGCACCTATAATCAGGTCTTTTTGCGCCATGGTAAATCTCCATTATATTGTTTGTTTATCATCTCATTTCCTCTTAAAAAGAATTCTGTTTGTACAGAATCTGCTCTACTAGCAACTCTATAGTTTATTGTGTACTGGCCATTCGTGTCGAATTCTGGTGAATTCTGCATCATAAATGGTGACAATATTCTGTCAACTTCCGGTTGCTCTTGTGGATGTCTTGCTCTGCGGTACCAGTAAGGTGAGAAACCTAATGCTGCGGCCTTAGGTATCATAAAACAATTCACATCAATGAATTTATCATTAATCACAGAGGTCCATTTACCTAGTGATTCACAATCATCGTTACATATATATTCGCCTTCTTGGCTGACGATTTTACGTAGTGAGTATGCCCATTTATTTCCCTTTGATATAACATCAACCAAGGTTTCAATATGATTTGGTTCGTACCAATTATCTTCATCCAAGAAACATAGGAACTCACCGTTTGCAATATAGGTCATTGCACCATATATTCTGTGTCCGTTGTATTGGTCTTTTCCTGTTGCGTATGGAAGGTCAACTAGGTCAATATGTGGATACTCTTTGGCTATCACACGACCTTTTGGTTGGCCATCAACAACAACTAAGTGTTGTATGTTATCATAGGTTTGGTTTTTAACCGAGTCTAACGCTTGGCGTACACACGGTGCACCTGTGGTAGGTGTAATCACTGTCACTAACGGTTTCATAATGTATCATCCTCTAGTTAATTTTAATATTGCCTCAATTTGTTTTTCAATTGCTGGTTTGCGATTAGGCCAATAGATGTATTCTTTATCACCTGTACTATGTAGTTTCTTTAGGAAAGGTATAATCATCTTCTCAAGTTCAGCCAATCGTCTTTCTGTTTCCGACAAATTGACCTTGTAGTTCTCAACGGTCTGCACACTCTCTTTAATAGAAGAATTGTATTCTTGTTCAGAGATAGCGGAGAAACCAAAATCATTTTCGGTATCTTCATACTGTTTCAATATTTTATCAAAGTCTGTTAGTGCCATAATTACATTCTCACTATTACTGCATTTGCTGGTGTATTATCTGTAACAACAATTCGTCCTGCGGAATCACCTTTCGATGGTGATTTACCATAAATCTTTGGAGTACCCTGACTATCTTTAGCTGAAGGATCAAATCTTTGGTCTTCCCTTCTTGCTCTCAATCTAAAATATAACTCATGTGTTTTTGCATATTCATGTGATTCTGTTAATACACCATTAAGTGTCAACTGATTTTTTTTATCATCATATTTACCAGAAACATTCATAGGTCCAATGTACATGTAATCTATTGGCCCACCCATCTTTTCATTACCAACAACTATTTTCACTTTATCTGTATTTCCTATTTTACCATAAACATCTGGAACTTTATCACCAATAACCAACTTTTCTTTTTTTACTAAATGGTCGTATGCAGTTTTCATAAACTTTTTAGCAATACCAGGAACAGCTAATTCTAATCCTTTTAATCCTCCACCAGCTAAAGAAGGAGCAGATTCTCCTTTCAAAGACAGGTTTAGTTCTTCGATATTTTTACCTTTTACCACTTCAAATACAACATCTGTATATGGTTCGGATCCACCGGTTTGCCGACCTGTAAACTTTTTGGCACCAATGACACCAATTATTTTAGTTTTTCCAGCAATAACTGTTATTGGATTGTTTTTATTTTTTTTGATAGAAGAATTGATACTATCAATAACACCCATTTCTTGTCGTTCAGCTGATGCACCGGCCATTGTTAACTCCCAAATGAAAGTATTTATCTAATTATTTGAATGTCTTTTCCAGAGGTCCAAACTTCAAGTTCAGTTCTTAAACGATTTTCTGTCTTTAGGGTTTCGAATCTATTTACGGCCTTTTTTCTCCACCATTCAATCAAGTTTACCAGATTGTGTTTTTCATAGTTTTCACCAGGAATAAGCACGTCCGTCTTACAATTTACATAGTCAACCATGTTCTTAAATCCATAGTCACTGATGTAATATCTTTTTTGTTCTGTCAACCCTTTTGCTTTGAGGATCGTTGCTATGAATGTGTCCCCTTCAGGACTACCTTTAAGAGCAGCTTTAGTAAGTGAAATAATCTTCATCGTTGTTTTTAATTTCTTACTTGATGCATCATCATCAACAATATCACCAACAATATCTTCCACATATGCACGTAAGTCATCATAGGCTTTTCCATGCATCATCGGTATAAAATCAGAATCTGTCAGACCTTTATAACGAATGTATGGTTTCATGCCATCATATTGTGAAACGGTCTTAGAACTTCCATACAAACTGGTAGTCTCAAAGAGACATAGATTCATACCATATTTTTTATTAAGTATTTCTCTAACTTCATGTGATGTACATATTGCGGCCAACAGTTTACCGCCAAGATAGTTGTAACCAAATGGTTGTGCAGGTACGATAACAAATCCCATCATGGCAGAACCATTGAATCGTTTGGACCATTCCGGTTTCTGTGTGAACACTTGACCAAGAAGTTCATTGCGAGGTTTCATGTTGATTACAGGTGAACCTAGTCTAATGAATCCTACAATCTTTCCTGTGTTTTTCTCCAAGACAGCCAATCTTATTTGACGACCAACTGGTGAAATGTTGATATGTGAACTGGTAATGTTCAATAGATTCTCCCACTTTTCTTGTGGTATTTCTAATACTTCAAAATCCATATCTTTTGGATGCATTGTAAAATCTGAGAACAAATCATCTTCTATGGGAAACAAAGGGTTTGTCGATAGTCCACCCAAAGAATTTAATTTCTGGTCACGCATGTACTCATCAACACGATTGAAGTTACCAAAATAATCTTCAAACACCTTAGCGCAATGTAAGGCATTTTCTTTTGTTATCATCATACTTTAAATCCATCAAATGATTTCTTTTGTGGTTTTTCTCTGTTACCAAATGTATTCAATGGTTTATCTGTATGACCAGCATCAGCCAAACCATCTTGTGCTGATTGTTCAACATCATATAACCTCATCTTTGCACGGTCAATACCCAAAGTAAATCTCTTATGAAATGTTGGATCAGCATAACGATTCTTCAATTGCTTCACCATAATCTGGCCCATCTCTTCCAGTTCTTCGGAAGAAATCAAAGCAAACATCATATCTGCGGTTGCCGGCAAACCAAAAGACTCACTTGTGTCCTCAAGTCCGGGATCGGAAGAAGTAAATCCACTTCTAGTTGTTTGTGTCGCAGAAACAATAGGTACTCCGAACTCAACGGCAAGACCTCGCAACTCCTCGGCGATGGATTTAACGTAGGTATATGAGTTGATATTGGCTCCTGCTTTAATCCTAGAACTACAACAAATATTAAGATAATCAATAAAAATGATATCAGGCACAAAAGACTTTTTAAGATTGAGCTCGTTGAGTAAGGAACGAAAATGTATGGTGCTTGCAGCCGCTGTTGGATATTCTTTAATGATAAGTTTGCCAACAGTTTTTTCACGGAGTTTAGTAATCTTTTTATCATAAAGGTCTTTTGGTAAATTCATAAGGTCATCAATGGTGACATTCAACATATTGGCATCAATACGTTCAGCAATCTTTTCTTCGGCCATTTCCATAGTGATGTATAAGACATTCTTGCCTATTACCATGGCACCAGCCGCAACATGACACATAAACAATGATTTACCAACACCAGTTCCTGCAAGAGCAATGTTCAGTGTTTTCTTAGGTAAACCACCTTTGGTTATCAGATTAAAGATATCAAGGTCGAAAGGAATTCTTTCTTCTTTTCTATGATAGAATTCATATCGTTCATCGGAGTTTTCAAGGTAATCATGACCAACGGATGTATCAAACGTTACCGCTAAGGCGTCCGATAATATTTTGGGAATCGAACCTTTGTCATTGGTCTTGTCTTTTCCGTCGAGTATAGAAATAGACCCCAATACAGCGTTGTATATGGCCTTTTCTTGGCAGAATTGTTCGGTTTTGTCAACAAGCCATTGAACCTTGGATTCTTCACCTTTAGTTTTCTCAATCTCTTGTAGATAAGTTTCGCACTTCTCCACTTCATCATCTGTGAGATTTCGCCTTTCTTTGACGGCCAATACAAGTGCTTCAATCGTTGGCGGAGAATTGTAAGATTCTGTGAATGATGTAATTTCATCAAAAAGTGTCCTGTCAGTTCTATCTGTAAAATAATCTGTCTTTAAGAATGGTAATACTTTCCGTAGATAATCATCATTATAGATTAGGTTCTTTAGTATCGTCTGTTCCAGCTTCATCAATTACTTCCTGTTCAATGTTAGATGACATTATTTCTACCAATAAGTCACCGATATAATTCTTAAATGTGTCGTCTTTTTCCAGTTTAGCTGGCTTCTTGATTGGTGATTCTAACACATCATAAGCAAAAAGTAAATAGACCTGCTCATTTTCTTCCTTAAACTTTACCTTACCATATTTGAATATGGTATCTTTATAAAGACCTTCCAAGAATTTAATATGCACGGAGGTTTTATCATTCTTGGGATAGATGTAGCAGTAATCAATTCCTTCAATCATTTGGTGTCCTTTGCTAATTTTTTATATCCTTCCCAACTAGGATGAATAC